ATAATCATAAAGATAAAGAAACAAAGACGTCAAGGAAAGACTTGAAGAAAGGAATTGTAATGAATGTATTAGTTGCATGTGAGGAGTCGCAAAGAGTGACTATTGAATTTAGAAAGTTAGGTCATAAGGCTTATTCTTGTGATTTATTAGAATGTTCTGGAAATCATCCGGAATGGCATATTAAGAAGGACGTCACTTTATTATTGAATGGCAATTGTATTTTTCATACTGTTGACGGAGTAGAGCATGAAATTTCTGGTAAGTGGGATATGATAATCGCATTTCCGCCATGTACATATTTGACCGTTACTGGCAATCGGTGGTATAATTATGAAAAGTATGGAGATAAAGCAATTCAAAGGATGCTAGATAGAAATGACGCAATCAAGTTCTTTATGACAATTGCAAACGCGGATTGTGATAAAATAGCAATTGAAAATCCCGTTGGCATAATGAGCACACAATGGAGAAAACCAGATCAAATTATACAGCCTTATCAATATGGGGATGCATACGAAAAGCGTACATGTATATGGTTAAAGGGCTTGCCAATGCTTTTACCAACAAAAATTGTAGATATTCCGGACAGAATCCAGTTTAAGTCAGGGAAAACAATGGCGAAGTGGTATGTAGAAGCTGGCAATCTTTCAAAAGAACAAAGAGCATTAGTAAGATCAAAAACTTTTCCCGGTATTGCTAAAGCAATGGCGACTCAATGGGGAAGTGAAGAATCTATACAGAGTGAAGAAAAGCACTACGATGATTATACCAGTGAAGATTTTATTAACGCCGGCATTGCAAAAGAATGCAAACAGAAACCACCAAAAGGGCATATCTATATTGATACCGATAGCGTGGAAGTTGCACCATTACCAGAACAGCAAACAAGCGAAGAATCTATAAAAGATACTGTTATAGCAGATGATATAATAGCTTATCAGAATGCTAGAGTAAAAGAAACTAAAACAAAGGTACTCAATGTTATGCAATGCATGATGTGCCCGGCTGATAGAGAAGGAAATCGTTGTGGCGGTAAACAATGGTGCAAGCAAACATGGAAACGATATGGTGCAATTGTCAATCCCGAATGGCATCATATTAGCCTTGCCACACTTGCCAACATTGATTTTGATATGCTTGACGAAAAGCGCAAGCTTGTATTCGATATCAACCAGATATTAAAAGATGGTATTCGCAATTTATACAAATGTGAGAATCATATTTCGTTTGAAGTCTTAGAAAGATATGTAATTAGAAAATGTGATGAATTGATTCGACACAATCGTTTAAAAGCGTTCTGGTTTTCATATATTGCGCGGCAGCTTGATGATGTTAGAAGAAACACTATCTATTTATATACTCCATATATTACAGCGCATAGAAATAGATGGTAATTACACAGCTGTTCTAACGGCTACACGGGAAGAAAGAAGGAAACTATGAATTTATTTGGAATCGAAAGCAGACCTACAATTGGATCTGCGCCATTTATGAAAACTAATAATCATGATGCATTTCATTACTGCCTTGACAACTATAAGTACGTTACATGTGCAGAAGTTCGAGGATATATGAATGACAATGTTTCAACCTTGCACCATTATGATGGAAGATATGGAAAAGGTGTTGTAAGAACAACGTCTTGCTTTTATCACGGCAAACGTTCTAAGAACTACATGACAATTGAATACTGGGTAAAGGAGAACTGAAATGCGAAAATTGATTGAATTAAGAAGATTAGCGATTGAATTATATAATGGCGATTGGCGTTCAAATGATAGAGAGGAATTGAAAGTAATCTTTAGATTGAGCGAATATGAGCTTGATATTATTTGTGAAGATTTGCTTAAATATGAAAGTGAGGGCTGATAACATGGATAATTTAACAGTTCAAAAGAAATTAAAACTTATCAGTGATTGCATAGCAGCGGAAGATTCTGTTAGTAAGCTTCACATTGACGTTAGAAAGATGTATGCTTACTTAGCAGAACAGGCAGTAAATTCTGAAACATCAAGCGATATTAAGTATCTGGAAATTGCAAAAATTTCACTTGATTTTCTTGTGAGGGGGATAATAAAATGACTTATTCAATTGTTGTGTGGGGATTTGATAATGATAATGACTATTCTCACGACTGTGACTTGATTGAAGCTAAAAGTTTTCAAGAAGCGTTTGCATATGCTACTAACTGGGCTTGGCAAGGGTGGACTTTTACAAAAATAGAAATAGAGATATTAAAAGAATATCAGTATATTATACAATATCATGATAACTATACTAATGAAAATGACCTTTTTAGCTGTAAAGCGGATAATGAACTGGATGCAAAAATAAAGTTTAGATTGCATGGAGATTTTGCAGATACTAAACGTTATACAATAATCAGTGTAAAAGGAGTAAAGAAATGAGAACGATGAAGAACACTTACTGTGTGGAAGTCGCTTTTCTGAATACAGATAGCGACGATATCAATGTTGAATATGTGGAATCTATTGGATATAACGCAAGACAGGCAAGTGATTATGCCGTTGAATATGTATCAAAATTGCCATTTGTAAGCTATATTACAGTTATATCAATAGAAAGAAAATAAGAAAAGAGAGGGCTTGCACCCTCTCTTTCTTAATTTAAAGGAATATTAAATTCTACACCATACAACTGTATCTCATCAACACTTGTAAAAGTAGCATACCCACTACCGCTTATATCAACTAAACGGAGATAAATTGCACCACTATCTAACTGTGTAGCATCATAAGGGTTGATAGTAAGAACCGCCATGCATTGATGATAACCAGATTTATCATGAATAATCGCATTGCAATTGCATATACTTTGCTGATTTACAAAAGTCATGTTATGGCTCATGACCTTGACAGCGGAATTCGTGAAATTCTTAGATGGTTTGAAAGCCAAATCAAGGAAGCTAGCCACATGTCTAAAGCTACAATGTGCGTTGGTATTAGTCAACACAACATTCATTTTATAATCATTGAGTGTACAATCAACACCATCAAGTGCAAATTCGCCAGAACGGTTCCAACTTGCATAACCTTCAATTGCCTTATAAATCATATCTGCAATTGAAGCCTGTCCGGTTGCGTTAGGATGAATGTTATCGGATGCCATAACACCTACCCAACGTAAAGCACTATCAGCACCACTCAAAAACTTATACTTACCCCAGTAAGTTTCGTATAACGTTTTAATCTCATTATATGATTTTTGTTTTGCAACAGTTGTAAAACCAATAATAGGGGTTGCAATCCAACCAATGTACAGGGTTGCATTTGGCAATTGAGACATTAAATCAATTGTATCTTTGATACCGCTGTTAATCAACGAAGCCGCAACAAATTGATCATTCCAACCGCCTGCAACAACAACATATTTAACTTGTTTCTTTTGCTTATCCGTGAGACCTGCTATTGCTTGCGATAGCAGAGCAGAAAAGGGCGTATTCGCACCAAAACCGCTGCCACCCAAACTTTTATTAACATAAAAGTTAGCATCTGAAAAATACTTCTCATGCAAAATATCACACCACGGCTTAACCATGCCGTCAGGTGTATACCCTTCCCCGTATGAGTCGCCAATTGTGATTAATCCATAGTCGGTTAACCATGTATCAATAATATCTGCCAATTCGCCGCTGTTTTTCAGACCGTCAAGGTATGCATTAATAGCGGCGATATAGTCCAAATTATCAATATAGTTTTGCACGTCCTGTTGCCACTTATTCCATTGCTTGTAATAATCGTCCCACTTTGTATTTAAATCTTTAGTCGTTTCAAGAATCCAATCAAGATTTAAATTATGAAAGTCGGTATACGGAAAATTAGAAAATGCCATTGTCTACCCCCTACTTGAATTGATCTGATGGAATCACGTTATACACTTTACCGCCACTACCTGTTACAAGAATTGGATCAAAAGCCTTTTCAAAATAATTGATATCTGGAATCTGACCAAATTCTTGTATGATAAATCTAAGTTCTGCATCTGCATTCGGTGTTGGAATGTAAAGTGAAATAGCACATGGAGAACTAGAATTTACAATTGGAAACGTATAGGAGGTGCCCGAAACTATAGTCACGGCATTATTTATTTCAATTACGTTTTTGTTATAGGTAATTAATATTGTTTTATATGAGTAGCCGTCTGGCAAATCAATATCAACTCTCCCCGCGGATACCTCATTTGCAGGGATATAAACGCGACACACATTGCCTTTAACATTAAAAATCATAACGTACCCCCTTTTTCCCAACCAAATCCATCAATCACACCAATAGAAATTGTCTCAAGCTCTTTTCCGCAATGCATGAAAAAACCATGACCAATGTCAAGCCCTATGTGTCTTCCCGTGCCGCCAAATGTTGTATAAAGTAAATCACCATCTTTAGTCTTGTCGGGAGTCGTCACATTACTACAACTGTTTATATATGCAGTCGAATACATGAACTGCCCTGTCACCAGGTTAATGAAGCCGCTGCAATCAATCAATATCTTTCCCATACAGAAAGCCTTAATCTGTGCTTTCTGCTGTGCGTTGTACTTTTTAAAATAATTTGGCTCTGCCGCCCATAGTGACTCAAAAACCTCACTAGTGCAATACTGCCCCTTCGCCCCGTAAAGGTAAGCGTATTTGTCACGGTTTTTGTAAAGCTCTCTTGCCTTAGCAATATATGCAACATTTTTATCAGGGATATCATAAATCATAATTTAATCCTCCTTATCTTTTACTATTGTTAACAGCTCTGTAATTACCTTTGTGTTGTTGTTCAATGCGTCAACCCACTTAGTACTCTCAACGTCATGCTTCTCATACCATGTTTTCCGCTCCTCTCGCTGTCTCACATCAAGGGCATTCACATACCACATCACAGCGCCAAGGCATACACAAGGTACACCAACCATCTGCGCAATTTGCGCAATTGCGTTCATAATTTCCATTCTACCACACTCCTATCAAAAGTCTATTTGCATACAACTCACAAACTTTATCAAGATAGTTGTAAGCTGTAGTCAGATCAATTTCTGCTTGCATCATTCGTTGCGAAGTAGTAACACCAATGTTTCCGTGTATTCTTCCCTCATGCGTTCCTTTTGTTGTTGATTCATCCAAACCATTTGTAACACTTCCATGTGAGGAATCAGCACCAAACGTCTGGGAATCACTTCCGCTGTCAGTGTTGTTATCAGTGTTGGCAACTTCTGGATCGCTTGAATTAAATGCCGCAACTTTGTGTGTACTATCAGTAACTTTTCCAAAAGTTGTTGTAATGTCACCCTTGTTAAACGTTTCTTCTGTATCTACTTTTCCCTTCTGAAAAGTGCCGCCGCCTTTATCTTCCCAACTTTCCATTCTATCATAATTTTCTATTGGATTGTACTCAAGCTGTGTTACTTCCCATAAGTGGTCAATAGTCCATTGCAAAGAACGTGCTACACTTGTAACATATCTTCTTAAATACGAGGGTTCTTGATAAACAGGAGTCAAATCACCATATGATAGCAAAAAGTGTTCAATAAGTTGATCTTTTGAAACACCTTTTATATAAATATCTGTAAAAATAGAACTGTCATACTCATACAACGTTGCTATTGGTATAATCGTTCTCACTCTTGTCACCCCCTCTATTGTTAGGATACCGCAAACGTGCGCGAATGTCAAGGTTATAATGTGCGTTTACTTTTTCTAAACATTCGTTAATTGTCTCAATCCACAACTCACATTTGGACATTACAGCGTTTTTGGTTTCTTCTACTTCATCGGTAATCATACGTTCTTTCTTATCCGGTGCTGTGTAAATACCAATTTCAATATCAAACGCGTGTTTGAGATTTTCAACGCTTTCCAACGCTGCTTTAACTACATTATAACATTTTTCGATATCGTTGTTAAAGAACTCATATAAAGGTTTTCCTGTTTCCTTATCATAAAGAGCTTGATTGATTACAACCGCTAGTTGCCCCGACATGATATTATCAAAAGCAACTTTAAAAGTTTCCGCTGTGCTTTTGTTTTTGGCTGTAAAAATAAAACCAAACTTTGCAAGAGCGCTTGCAACGTCATGATTTGATAAAGTCATAGCCACTCTTTGCGCATATGAATTTATCAAATCTCCAATTCCACACCAGTCTGGTGTTAATCTAACAATCTCACAATCTTCTCCAATTACAAGATCACCATTAAAACTTGCGTCAAAAGCGGGGTTTGCAACTACATAGTTAGTTGGCTGATACTGCACATCAAAGCCATAAGGTGAACCGTGTTGAGGAATAATACCGAACTTTGCAGTATTCATAACGCAAAAGTTACCTTTTAAAAACAAAAGAGGATAGATATAATTTTTTGACCAATTTTTAGGCATACCGTCAAAAATGATAAGACTCTCAGCCCTCTGTAAAAAATATCTAAAGTATGTTGCATAGTCCCAGGTATTGTTAATATGAATCATGTTTGGATTTTGACGGGACTCATATTCATTTATGATTGGACTTGATACACCTTCGCCAACATAATATCCACTATATACAAATGGTTTCATTCTATAAACATACCCCCATTCAAAAAATCATTGATAACTGATTTTCCGTTCTCAGTTGCAGTACATACAACGTCAGCACTTTCACACTTTAGAAAACCAGATAGACTTGATAACACAACTGGATTGCATAAAGGTCTACCAAAATGCGCTGTATCAACTGTTTTTTGGGTGAAAAACCGACATGTTAACGTACAATAATTTTCTTGTGCGACACATCCACCAGATCCGCTAGAAGTAACATTACTTGATGTTAGCCCACTTACTAAAGATAATACCCCACTAGCTGCACCAAGTGCATTTCCTGTTACTGCACTAGCAATTAAACCCCCTGCACCTTCTACAATATTTCCACCGCCATTACTTGAGCGTGTCGAAAATCCAACGTTTGCACCTGCACTACCAAAATAATAACCAAAAACACCTTTAGTATTAAAAACTGTGCAAGTAATATTGCCGTTTATATCCATATACATTCCAATTGATATTGTTCTATCTACTTTAATAAAACTACCATCGATAGGAATTGTACCGATATACGGTATTGATAAAGTATATTTTGAAAACGGTTCAATGTTTCTATATTTAAAATTTTCAACTTGTGGATGATTTGGAGCTGTTACCGTTACAACTGTCCCCCATATCTTACCATTTGAAATAGCTGTACCTGTACCACATCCGTCAATAGGGCCTAGTGCTATGGAGTCGCTACCACCCCCTATTGAGACAGGAACCCAACAAGCTGATATAATATAATCGTCCGTATTAAAAACTTGTTTTGTAATTACGTCACCGATTTTAGTCCAATCTGTCAGCGCATCAATAAACGTTGATGAATACAAGTAGTTACATAACGACGAAAATTGACTAGGGCTTAATGCGTGAAAAGCATTGCCGTTTTTACCTGCCGATGTTAGAATAATGGAGCCTTGATTAGAAAAGCCAAAATTACTTGACAATGCTTGCTGTATAGTAGTGCTAGCAGAGGTGGGAAAAAGTGTATCGGACAATTCTTCATCAAATAATGAGGATGACCGTGTTACATATGCCGTATTAGCAAGAATCTCATCTTTATAACTCGCTAGATAATCACAAGTACATGATATTTCATAAGTAGATTCTACATATGTAATATCATTAACAAAATAATATCTTCCAAACGTTTCACAGTACGCAACATTCCAATCAAAAGGCGATACACCTTGCAAAATAAAAGTAGGCTTTTCTACACTTGTACCCTGTTTTAACACACATGATACAGTATCAGAAAGAGCGGGAATTTTCGTGCTATTTATTCTTTTGTCTGATTTTCCGAATTTAACTTCAAAAGCCATAATACCCCCTTATTTAAGAAAGGGGCATAATGCCCCCTTACGTTTAATCAAGTAAAATCAAAATTGCGTTTTCCGTAAAGTCAACAGGTGTCTTAAATGTGTAATGATTCCAACCGTTTCTAAAGCCAAAACGTGCGTTTAATGGTTCCACCGCGCTCCATTGATCAACAGGCACAATTCCAAGTGTGTCAATATCCATCATTATTCCCAGTACGTTTTCAACTGTCTTGTTGGCAAGTGTAAACTTACTAGTTCCGTCTGCCTTTACGCCTTCCGCGCTTCCCTTAATAGTCATAGGATTCTCTGGGTCTGTCCAAAACGTAACTTTCTCATAATCGCCTAACTCCGCTTTTTCTGGATGGAAAAACTCACTGCCATTTGCCTCAAAGTAGTTTCCAAATTTTGAAACCAGATAAAAGCGCAAGTCGCTTGCATCCGTGTGACGGTTCACAACTTTTTCGGTGAAATCTCCATGAAAACGTGTTCCTCGAACAGCAAGGTTTTCTTTCAACGTTTTCATTTCTGCGCTAAGCCAAATCATAAAAGGGCGGAAGTCAGCCGGATTCATGACTGTCTTTGCTGTCATGGCAAGACCCGTCTCAGCGTTATACTTTGTTAACGCATGGAAAACTTGTGCTTTCTTGCATATGTTTCCGGTTGTCGGAGCGGCACTTCCGGCATCTGCCAAAATAATAGCCAAATTGGCAAGCTGCGCACGGGCGATATTCTCCAAATCAATCTCATAAATGTTTGAAAATTCAGTCATTAACATTGAGAAGTATGACGCAACTCCTGCCTCTGAATCAAACGCTGCATTGAGCTGATTCTTATAAATAGTATACTTCCGTGCAAAAGTCTGTCCACCACTTGCGATTGTAAGAAGTACATCATACTTTACTGGCTTTGTTCCTGCTTTCCAGTCTTGACTTGCTTCTGGTTTAGCAAGCTCAACATTTATATTCCATTCATCATTATCAATGTTGGAATCGTTAACGATAGGCGTAAATTTACGAATATAGTTTCCATATCGTTCATTATCCCAAACCATACCAGAAAGCTTTCTGGAATATGGTCGAATTGAGAAGATCGTTTTTGCAAGAACTGTAGGAATAATCTGATAGAGGTTGTCATCCTCGCGATCAAGCCCCATTTTAAAAGTATTCTGCATTTGTCCAAAACTTAAATTTTGTCCAGTTTTCCTACCTGTGTATTCCTCGTACATGGTATTGAGAATCGCAGAAATTTGCGTATAAGTTAAACTAGCCATAGTCTACCCCCTTTAGAAAAATTTACTAATATCTGGCTTTTCGTTTGAGCCACCAAAATTAGTTTTGCCGTTTGCAAGCTGTTGCGCTTTTACAAGTGCAGTTGCAAACTTTTCATAGTCAAAACTATCCTTCTTTGTGTCGTCGGACTTTGTATCATTCTTTACTGCCGTATCAGTCTTTACTGTGTTATCAGTTTCAAACGATGTAATTTCATCTTTACTGTAACCAGCATTTACAAGCTTTAAAATTTCATCAATTTTCATATTTTAACCTTCTTTCTTTATTTTTGACAGCTGCAAACAGAATCGAACTGTTATCTTGTGATTCAAGGTCACACGCACTACCATTTGCACTATACAGCAATAAATAGGCGGTCTGTCTGTCGTCCCCGACTCGCACACACTGGCTAGTGTTTGGATAGTGCAACCGCCTACTTATTATATATCATTTATATTATTGTTTGTCAATTACAACATTATAAAATATCATACCATGATACGCAATCAAAAGATGCTAAAAAATCGCACTGTGTTTCATAGTCTGAAAATGTTATGTCACCACTTATAAACATTGGTTTTAGATACTTTTTACTACTGGTTTGCCACCTCTCTAATGACGATGGTGAAGCATCAAAAACATCTTCGCAATGCGCTTTCATTGGTTTGGTTATGTAAAACTTAAAGTCCGACTTGTGAAGCCACACAGAAAACAGAGGCGTTTTCATGTCGTGCGTATACTCTTTTAAGTTTTGGTGACGTATTCTGTCATCTTCCAAATCCATAAATTCATTATCAAGCTCCATTTTAGCTCTGCCTTTAGGTAAATTTCTATAGAAAGCGTTTTGTCTCTTTTTTTCCGAGACTGGAGAGTTAAAAGGAAGTATAAGTGTTGTCTCACACCTGTCTACTTGCGTAATCTCTGTTCTTTCTTTCACCGCTTTGTAACAGTCGGGAATAAGTCGATATCCGATTAAAATGTTAGACATAATCGCGTTGGAATTCCCAAAAAACCATGTTCGTATTTTTTCCGTTTCCGAGTCGGGGCGGTTTCTGAAAAGCACTTCCATAATATTTTTGTATGCCTGGAACTCATTTTTTATAGGTCTGTCTCCTTTTTGAGGAATGAACTCATCAAAGATCACATCATAAAAGCGTGTAAAATCTATACCAGTTTTGTTTTGAAAAGTAGACAATGACACCCCAACTATAAAAGGTTTATCGTTTTGCAAGTCCTCATCTGTCAAATATGCCTTGCCGTATCCTTTTTTATCATTGTATTTCAATCTGATATCTTTTCCAAACCAATCTGGTTTTACAAAGTCGCCAATGGTAGAAAAACTATTTTCAAGTGCAACGTTTGTTCTACGCACATACAAAATTGGTGACTTACTGTCATTCCATATATCACATATTAAGTGAGACTTTCCAATACCTCTGCCACCTATTATATCAATGTAACGTTGTCCAACATCACAAATATATTTGTAATTCAAATAGCCGTTTTCTTTATATAAGTTCATATTATCACCCCTATAATTTAAAAGGGTGAGCTTGTGAGACTCACCCTTGAACAACTTGTATTTCTTCCCTCTGCCACCCAACCATTATTTAAATAAGCTCAAAATTCATGTAAGTACGACCTGCTTTGCTTGTTGAACGTGTCAGCTTGAAAGATAAGTTGTACGATTCCATAAAATCAAACGCACTCTCCGCCGTCTTAATCACAGTCGGGCTTGATGTAGCAAGTGTTACTACTTCGCCTGTTTCTGTGTTTGCGTGATAAAAAACTGCTACTTCCTTTCCGTCATCGGTTGTATATCTTACATAATCTGCAACGTTAATAACAGAATCATCAGGCAGATTCTTCATAAGCAGATGATTGTCATTTGCAAGCTTAAAAAGTTCTTTCTTCTCCAAATCTCTTGACTGTCTTTCAATTTTCATTTTCGTTATCCTCTTTTCTTTTATTAGGGTATCTTTCCCTTACAAGTATATAATAACTTATTTACAAAAGTTTTGCAAATAAAACGTTATTTATTCGGCTATTTCATCAATAATCGTATAATTTTTAATTTGGTCATCTGACAACCCTATTTCATAATCTCGTGCTATCATACAACTATACCCAGTATACTCGGTTATTGCTTCTTTACCTTGATAATCAGTGACTTTTACTTTTGTAATAGTATCACTGTCATTATACCAGATTTGGAAACCACCACTATTCTTTATTTTGAAACCCTCTCTAAAGTTATCAAGGTTTTTAATCACTTCTACACCCCTTGCTTTTTTAACTCCAGATATGGTACAGCCAAAATAAGTTGTATCTTTTGTTTCTTTGTATGCATTGAAACAATACTTTTTTGCGCCTAATGTTTTAAAATCTTTGTATTCAGGTTCATACTTGCTTTCTGACTTCACATCGCTTTCACAGTCAAAATAGCCAATATAATATTTTTTACCGTCAATGTCAACAAAAGTATTAGTTTTTTCGCATAGCTCATATATCCAATTATTTAATTCTGTCAATTTGTCAAAATTAAAGTTAGTTGCTTTACAACTATCTGTGTCACAATAAATATATGAACTTTCCGCACATGCTAAAATCCTACGCAAATGCTTTCTTGCGTGTGCAGTTGTATATACACCCCACACATACGGCAAAACGCTTTTTTCGCTTTGCTCTGTTATTGATTTTTCATCTGGAATTTTAAAGCCGCTTGCATCAACCTTTTCTTTATATGCAATATCATTTTCATACCTAGCATAAGAAAATTCTTGCCATTCATTTTCCAAATATATCATGATAGGGTGGATAGGGTCTGTTGCCGCCATGCCATAAATGCCATTTAATTTATTTTTAGCTTTCATTAAATCGTATTCAGCTTCTTCCCTTTCTTTGCTATTTGGGGTCGTATGCTTCACAGCAATTTTAAGTTTTGTTTTCGCCGTGAAGTATTCCATTATAACGCCTCTTACATCATCCGGGATATATCCGTAACGTGCTGTATAGAGGGTATCTTCTATGATTTCAATGCTGTCTCTATCAAAATCGTAGCATTCTTCAATTATAGAAAAATCTATATCCGTCACAGTTGTTTCTAGCTCTGCCGCTTTCCATACTCTGCCATTGTCGGGGTCACAGCCTTGCAAATTACGGCATTTGCTTATTGATAGATAAGGATTGTATTGATCTTCTTTAAGTCTTACGTTTTTAAGCTTTATTTGTGCTATCCATGCAAGATTTTTACTTTTTATATACTTTAAACATTTCGATGTTACAGGCATTTTTTCAAATGCCGTCACTGGAAATTGCATCAAAAGAAGCATAGCCGGATACATGCTCGAAGCATCGAAACTATAAACGTCATGATAGATTTTAGCACATTTTATCATGTTGGCATGTGTATCACCACCTCGAAAAGCCTCTTTCAAAAGTTTGTATGTTGTGTCGTTTAAGGCAAGCTTTTTCTTTAGCATTCGTGTGGTAGTGCCTTTTCTTATAGCTCTTTTCATATCACGCCGCACATAAGATGTACTTGTTAGAGGTACAGTTGCAATAGTATCTTTATCTTTTGTAAGCATGTAAGTTATTGCTTCCCATAATCCTAACGTATCATTGATTATATATCCCCACTCTGTAGGATTGATATAGCTTTCATTATGTCTTATAAGAGAATAGTCCAGATCACCTTTCGCTTTTATATGCACGCATCCCGCCATTTTTTTCGTGAAGTTATCAAGCGACATGTTAGTAAGCTTATAACTACATCTCAGCTCAATACCTCTTTTCTTTAATCGCCATACAAGCGGTTTACGTTTACCAGTGGCGAAAACCTCGCTGTAGTCGTTTAAATATCCAATCATGAAAGAAAATTCAAAAGGAAGATTGTGAACGTAGATCACAAAATAGCGCGACTCATTAGTTTTGTAGTAAGCTTGAATTTTATCAAGTAAAACAAGAAAATCTTTCCAATATCTCCCCTGTACTTCTTCCCCGTCAACGCAAGCAGACCAAACATACATAAAAGCATCAATAGGCTTTGTAACTTCTTCGCCCTGGTCATCTTTCTCAATTCGAGTACGTGAAGTTGTTTCAATGTCAAAAGTTCCAAATTGATCAATATAATACGGACTATCTTTATTTTTGCCTAAAGGCTTGTGCAGAGAAAAGCCATGTGACGGCACATAGTCCGTCACTGACTTCACTTCTATATCATCATATTGATTTGTTCTATTTAAACATTGAACTATCATAATTATAACTCCTGTTTTATAGCTTTTGGTTTTGGATTCGCTCTATTACTCTTGTATAGTTTGTTTGCCGCTTTAAATTCTCGTGCTTTATCTTTCCATGATAGCGAACTATTTTGTATAATTGCAACTCTAAACTCTGCCTGGTCTTTTAAGTTCGGATATAATTCCTCCGCTGTTTTAAAAAGTTCTTGCAAGCCCTCTCTGTTATTTGTATTTATTGACTCTGTTAACAGTGTAACAATTTGATCACTTGAAAGCTTTGCATATTTTTTATCTGCTAAATAATGCAAGGTATTGAAAAGCTTATCACGAACGCTTTTGCTAAGTTTAGATATATCAACACCGTAACGTTCATAGAATGTTTCTACACGTTTGTTTTCTACTTCTATACTGCCTTTTGCAGTTGAAGATTTTGCTTCAAGATAGTGCAAAAGCTTGTTTTCAAGTGCTCTAAGTTCACGGATTGAAAAATCTTTATAAACAGCTTTACCAGTTGACACATAAGAAGCGTTATACGCAACGTGTTTATTAAAGTAGTCAACCGCGTCTTGATATCTGAAAAGTGCTGTTCTATCTTCTGCGATTCTGCCTTTTGATATTGCAGTTGTTAAAGTTTTGGCACGCTTGTTTGCAACGTTGGCAAGTTTGCCAACACGAGCGATATATTCTGTCTTACTTGAAGTGGACTCGATAGAATCATAGTGCCAACGTGTAAAATATTTTGCCTGAATTTCTGTTTGTTTCATAACTCGATACCTCTCTTTTCTAATCTTTTCTTGATTAAGTCATATTTATAATTATTTGGTACTATCTTTCTAAACATACTTGTGATCTGATTATCACTATAACCGTGCTGTTTAAATACTATTAACAAAAAGTCTACCGCTTCCAACCCTTCAAAAGTTCTACATCCGGATTGTGCTCTCGGTGAATCATTCCATGTCGTTGTTTTGATATCTTCAACCGCTTGTATAATGATTGAATTTACAAGATTTTCTATTGGTGTCAATTTTGAGTTATGCACTCCATCGCTAGGGCGTTTCATTTAACTAACCTCTCTTTTTGTTTTTCTTTTATTGTAGCATGTGTTTGTGAATAAATAAAGTATAAATTATGAATAGAATGTTAACAAATTATTGTTATAGTTGG